TCCGCAAGACCACGCAGCATACCAAGATTGACATGATCCATGCCCTGCTCGATGCTTGCTACGCATTCGATCTGAGCGAAGGACAGGTTCAACAGTAAGCCCCAGACGGTGTAATGAATGAAAGGTGTATTATTATTAACTTAAAAAAAGATGAAGAAATTAGATTCTTTGGAAGCCTCTTACCGCTGTTGCGCGTGGGCTTTGTGGATATGCGTATTGTTGATGATCGCTTTGTGGCTCACGAGTTGCACGACGACGAAAGTGGTGACCGTCGAGAAGGTGAAGACCGACACCACCTACATCACCAAACAGCAGCGCGACTCAATATGGTTGCACGACTCCATCCATGTGACTGAGCGTGGCGACACGATCCGCATCGAGCGTTGGCACACGAAGTATATCTCGAAAGAAGTGCATGACACGCTCTATCGCGCCAAGACGGACTCGATACCCGTGCCTTACGAGGTGGTGAAGGAGGTGCCAAGAAAAAGCACTTGGTTCGAGCGGATCATGTTCTGCACGGGCATCATCTCAATCTTGTGCCTGATACTGTTTGTTGCAAAGAAATTAGAGAGATTCCTGCCGTTAGGCAGCAAGCCTGCCCGTGAGGGTCGGCACAAACTTGTTATGGTTTTATAACATCCATGCCCGATGGTCTTTCGCATACGGTAATATTTATATTTTTCATTCATAGCATTGGCAAAAGATTACGACCATCGGGCTTTATCAACTTCCCGACGTCGGGAAATTGATGAAACAGTAAACCCTACACCCGTTTTTGCATGGTTTATAGATTTATAAACCCAGTAAAAATGGAAATTACAAAAACATTAAAATCAGAGAGGGCTGACGAGCCGCGCACATTCCTGATGTCGCGCATCACGTTTGCAATTTGCTTTTTCGTGTCGGTGGGCCTGATATGCGGCGGCTTCTTCGTCCCACCTATGGGAGTCATTGACGGCTCCTGTCTGACAGCCGTCGGCGAATTGCTGTTATTCCCAACACTGCTCTATGGATTCCGTGCCGTTGAACTTGGTCTGCGCGTCAAGTTCCAGAAGGGTGAGACCAGTATCGAGATCAGCAAACAGAAAAGCGAGCACAATTCCACTGAGGAAATAGAACCAAACAACGAAGCATTATGAGAGCGAGCCAGACATTGATCGATGCGATAAAGAAGTTCGAGGGCGTGAGCCTGAAGGCTTATAAAGACTCAGCGGGCGTGTGGACGATTGGCTATGGCCATACGAAGGATGTGAAGGCTGGAGACAAAATCACGCAATATCAGGCTGAACAGTTTTTGAAGGAAGACCTTCAGAAGTTTGAAGCGATTGCCAACAAGGTGAAGCGCATATCGACTCAGGGGAGATTCGACGCTGTGCTGGATTTTATCTATAATTGCGGGCCGACGAACTTTGAGAAGAGTACGCTGAAGGCTTATATCGAATGCGGAAAGGCGACGTGGGAGATTCAGGAGCAGTTCCTGCGGTGGGTGAATGCCGGTGGCAAGAAGCTCGGTGGCTTGGTGTCGCGTCGCATCTGGGAGGCAGCACGCTATAATTCGTAATCTTGCATAATTTATATAATGTTTGTTTTAGTAGTTTTTTCATAAGTTTAAGGTTTTTAGTTATGTTCATTCAGGGTTATTTAAAGTAATGAGTAGAAAATTGTTAGTAATGAGGGCTCGCAGCGGCGAGCCTATTTTTTTTCGGTAAACCTTAAACCTGATAATCCCCGCATTATGTATGATTGGCTTTGAATTTAACGATACCGTTATCGTTGAGCAGAGAAAGGTGCTGGAGCAGGCTCTCTCGACAAATCCCAAGACCCAGAAGGCCTTGCAGAAACTCATCCGCAAGGCTCTGATGCAAGCGAGGAGCGAGTTGTCTGACTACATCAAGACAAAACTTGATAACGACGATCCACGAGGAGCGGCACGCGCTGTCAGGACTTCGGTATATAAGAAAATACTGGGTGGTAACATCAACATCCTGAACTCAAAGAAAGCTCATGGCACCAACAGTTACGAGCCACCAAGAACCCTTCGCCCAGGTCAGCGAGGTGGCAACAGAAGACCAAGGTCACAGCGTACAAACACCGTCATGCACTACGCAGGCGAAGACAGACAATTTATTTTGAGATTCGTGGATAGTGGAACCAAGCAGCGTGCCATCGAGCGACTGACAGAAATAAAGCGTGCCAGTGGCGGTAGCAAGTTCAAGTGGGTGCAGGACGCATCTAAATATGGAAACAGAGGAAGCATCGCCGCTCGCAATTTTTTCAGAAGTGGAGCGGAGCCAAGATTGAAGCGTGCTGTAGATTACCTCGCAGACCTGATAGACGAAGAACTCGAAGCAATGTTGAATAAAACGAAATAAGATATGGCAGATAGCATTCTTAGATTAAAAGTCGAATCACAGGAATACGACAACAAACTGAAGCAGGCGACCAACGGGCTCACCCGCTATGCCGACGAGTGCCGTAAGGTAGGCGGTACGCTCGAAGTGGTGGAGAAGGAAACGCTCGACTATGTGCGTGCCATCGGTCAGATGGACACCGTTTCACGCACGGCCACCGGCAAGTTAGCCGAGATGAAGAAGACCTTCACAGAACTCAGCGTGGTCTATAAGAATATGACCGACGAAGAGAAAAACTCTCCGTTCGGAAAAGCACTTGCCACTTCGCTCGATCAGTTAAAAGTTCGTATAGGCGAAAGCAAGGCTCAACTCGACGACATCAACAAATCTATCAATGGCGGTGGCGGTCTGACGGGTGCGCTCGACAGTCTATCGGATAAATTCGGCATGAGTGTGCAGTCGCTTGCTGGTTGGGGTACAGCCCTCGCAGCAGGTAAGGCTGCTCTCGACGTGGCCAAGGATGCCTTCTTCGCATCAGAGGCAACCGTCGATGAATGGGGTCGCGTGATGGATTCGAGCAAGAGTCTGTACGAAGGATTCCTGACGGCTCTGAACACTGGCGACATCAGCGGTTATCTGAGTCGTATCGACAGCATTGTGCAAGCTGCCCGTGCCGCTTACAACGAACTCGACCGACTGGGTACGATGAAGACCATCCAGGCACCACAGATGAGTGCCCAGCAGACCGAGAACGAGCGTATGAGGATGATGATCCAAACGGGCCGGTATATCGCACCCGTTGACGGTCGTAGAGCATCTATGCAGAACGGCCAACTGCTGACACCCGACCAGATCAAGCGCATCGAGCAACAACTCCAAGGCGGTATGCAGAAGGTGGTGTCGCTTGTAGGCAACGAGGTAAAACAGACAGGCCGCGCCATAGATGCTGTCTATAATCGTCAGGCGCAAGAGCTCGGAATGAGCCTAAAGGAGTTCCGCAAAGGTACATCGTCGATGGCCGAGTTTGACAAGCGGATGGCTGGCTACGACCAATATCAGAAGTGGCGTGCAGAGCATACGACCATCGATATGCAGAGCGGACGCGAGACGGTTGCGCGAGGCAACCCATTCGAGCAGTTTGCAAAATGGGGCACATTCCGCGTTGATGGCGACAGATATAATGACCTTGTAAAACTCATACAGCAGCGCGACCAACAGGCAGGTCAGGCATATAGTATGCAGTCGCAAGCCTATCGAACAATGAACCGAGCCGAAGGTATCACGCTCCGTCAGATCATGGGCGGCGGTTCCGGTGGTGGCAGCAGCAATAAAAATCTGCCGACACTCGAAGAGTTCTGGCTTCAGATGACGAAGAACGACATGAAGCTGCAAGACCAGAAGGCGGCTGGTGACTTGGTGAAGGATATGCCGTCACCTTATCAGATGATGTTCGACGAAATCAAAAAGCAGTATCTCGACAAGAAGGATTTCGACTATGGCAAAGACATCAGCAAGGAGTGGAAGGTAGATAGCAAAGGTAATCTAACAAATAAACCTGAGAACAGGGCACAGGAATCTATGGCCCGCGATCTTAATAAATTCGCTGGCTATGCCGAAAAGACACTCGGAGGCGTCAGCAGCATTGTGGGCGGTCTGAGCCAACTCGGTGTTGAAATTCCGAAAGGCTTGCAGGATGTGCTTGGTGGCATCCAGGGCATTACCTCTATTGTGACTGGTATTGCTTCGCTTGTTGCAATGATCGAGGCTTTGACAACGGTACAGACAACAGAAAGCACTGTCAAGTCGATTCCCGTCATCGGTTGGGCGTTGGCTGGCGGTGGTATCGTTCATGCTGCCAATGGCTATGTGCCTGGCAACAACTATTCTGGAGATCAGGTGCCTGCACTTCTGAACAGCGGAGAGTTAGTGCTGAACAAAGCCCAGCAGAACGCACTCGCCAACGAACTCCAGGGTAACGGGATGCAGAACATGAGACTACGAACAGAGGTGAGCGGCAGGAATCTGATCGTGGTGATCGAGAACGACCTGAAGGCACGAGGCAAAGGACAGTTAGCAACTTTTAAAGGATAAAGGATATGGGAGTAGTTTTAGGAAAAAACATACACATCTATGCTGGCACGACTGGCACATCACCTTTGATTGCCGGCGCAAGGAGTTGCACCATTTCAAGTAAGACCGACTTGATAGAGAAGGCTTCGGCTTCGAACCAGACGAGCAAGGAGTTCATCGCAGGGCGCACGGAGTGGGAGATTGCTATCAGCCACCTGGTAATGGCAGGCTCTGAGTTTGAGGGCATGCTTAAAAACGGAACCACAGTGTCAATTTCAGTTGTCATCAATAATGTGCGAAAGACAGGCACAGCCATCTGTTACAGTGATGACATCGGAGGCACGCTGGGAAATATCGGCACAGGCTCCATCCGTCTGAAGGGAACGGGGCCACTCACATAAGGAAAGTAAACCCAAACACCATTAATCGCCGTAATGTAAAGGACAATATTATGGCGATTCACTGGAAAATACCATTTAAGTCATTACGCTCAGGCACCGTTTATACAGTCAATATCTACGATGCCTCCTACAGCGGCTCACCCGTCACTTTGAAGGGTGGGGCGCAGCCGTTTGTCACCCAGGAGGACGATGACGAGGATTTCTTTGCGAATATCCGTACTCAGAGCGGTTACATCCGTATCGTGGACGACGGGAAGGATGACAATGGCAACACTTTCAACTGGAAGACATTTGTGCCCAGCACCGACACCGACCGACCAGTGACAATCACTCACATGGTGAGCGGTTCCGCCGTGCTCGACTGGCAGGGCTTCATGCAGGCTCAGAACTTCGGTGCTACGCTCTTTGGTGATCCGCAAGAAAAGGAATACCCGATACAATGCGCACTGACCGTGCTCGAAGGCTCTGACATCGACCATACGCATGTGGCGATCGAGAACTTCGCCTTTGTGCTCCGCGAATGTCTGAACGAGATCGACCGCGTGAGTGGCGGCACGGTAAGCAACCACGAGGTGACCACCGCTGGAGCCGTACATATCAACACGGTTTATGTGCAAGGTGGCGTGGATGGCCGTCGGTGGTTGTTGAAGCGTATCGACTGGCAGAACTTCCTAAGTCAGGTGGGCGACGAGTTCGAAGCACGATACAATCTCTATGAGGTGCTTCAGGATATTTGCCGATTCTGGGGTTGGACCGCTCGCACCTATCGGGATAAACTCTATTTGACCCGTGCCGACGATACCGACATACCGACATTTGCCGTGCTGACTCGCGCCCAACTTTCCGCCCTCGCTGGTGGAACGGATGCCTCAGACATTGCCAGTTTCTATACCGTAGCCCTGACAGGTGAAGAGTTCGTTTCGATGAACAATGACGACTATCGTCAGCGTGGCCACAATAAAGCCACCGTGAAGGCTGATTGTAACGATGCTGAGAACGACAACATGATCGAGATGGACGAGAAGGTGATGGAACTGATGGAACAGCAAGAATGGAGCAGCGAAGTCTATCAGGAAGGCGACTATCAGATAAGATATACCAACGACCTGCTGACATTCTCCCGTCCATTGGTCACTGGAACATGCCGAGATACCTTTGCTGCCTTTGCACTCGGACAAATCACCTCAGTAAGCGAACAGCCCAGCGACGCTATGAAGATGGTGAGAATCAAGAAGACCTACAATGCTGGCTATGCAGCCGTGCAACCTTATGCACAGTTTACCACGGTCTATCATCATATATATGCCGACGGCTATATCGCCCTTCACGGAAAGACATATCGCAGGACCAAACTCTATGAGGAGACAGCCTACGAGGATCACGACTTCGGTGTACGCCACATGTATATGCGTCTCGGCGTTGGTAAGACCCGCAACACAGCGACATGGTATAACGGAAACACATGGGGACACCTTGAAGAGATGTTCAAGGTGACCATCGGAAACCGTGGCAACGACTTCTATGCCGTCAGTCAGTCAGGCGGTCTCATGCGCACGGCTATTCCAACACCACAGGCTGAAGGACTGCTGTTCGTTGAGTTCCTTGGCTCAGACGACCTGGACGACATCGACGGTGAGAAGAGTTTTGAATTGGAAGATTTCACGGTGGAATATTATAAAAATAATGTCCGCGACGTGGGCCATCGTATATCGGAGAAGGTTGATCTGCCTGGAGAGATGGAATACACGGCGAAGAACCAGAACAATGTACGCAGCGAATGGAATGCTGACTGCATCTATGCTTCGGACAATGACATGGCTTGGGGATATGGCTTGTTAATAAATCCAGACGGCACATTCATGCAGACTGCCGTTTATGGTGCCACCAATCAGCATCCAGAGCAGAACCTTGCAGACCGCGTGACGGCTTATTGGCAGCAGGCACGGCGCAAGGTGTCGGTGGAGATGCGATCAGACGATCTGAATGTCTCCGCCATCAGCCCCGAGAAGAAGGTGACGCTCGACTCCACTACATTCTACCCGATCGCCATCAGCCGCGACTGGCGCGATGACGTGACAGAATTAACAATGCTTGAACTCCCGACATGATATGGTAAAAGTTTTAGATAGAGAATCAATAAACCGCATGGTGAGCCGTACAGGTTCAAGGGGCGTAGGCGGTGGCGGTGGTGGCAGTGACATCGACCTGAGCGGTTATGCCACAAAATCTTGGACTGATGAGAACTACGTCGGCAAAGAGTTCTTCAGCAGTCTGTTTAAGGCATACGATGCCAACGGAAACGAGGTGCTGCCGAACGACACCGAAACCACCATCGACAACATCAAGGCGATGTTCGGGTTCTGGACGGATTTCTACATCTCTGCACTCGGCACAGGCGGTCAGAGCACCGTCGGTCTGCGTCTGGCTCAGTTGGCCGACGTGAATGTGGCTGGTGTGACAGCTGGACAGGTGCTAACTTATTCGGTTGACCCAACCACCCAGGAAGGGAAATGGGTGCCAGGCACACCTCAGTCGGGCACCGATATGGCAACCGTATGGGCGAACCTCGCAGCCAGTGGCAATCAGCAGATCAACTATAGCCATCTATCGGGTGCTATCAGTCTAAGTGGCGGAACTATCACCATCGGCTCTTCAAGCATCACACCCATCACCAGCCACCAAAGTCTTAGTGGATATGCCAAAGAGGATTGGGTCGGCCGGAATTATTTACCACTGACTGGTGGCACGCTGACTGGTGACCTCGGCTCTACTGGTCAAGTGATTTCAGGATTTATCGCAATTGAGCTTAATTCAGGCGGTCATTTGTCTGGTTACGGCGGTTATATAGACTTCCACTTTAATGGAAGTTCTGCCGATTACACCTCACGTATCATCGAAAATGCAAGCGGTCAACTGAACATGGAAGCTACTGTCGCTGTAAACAATCTCTATTCACGCGGTTACGTGGCAGCACTCTCCGACGAACGCAAAAAGAACGTGGTTGGAGACATCGCACTGACGATTGAGCAGATTGCAAATGCTCGGGCTGTGGAGTTCTATTGGAAGGACAAGCGCGACATTGATCTGCACGTCGGTTCTATCGCCCAGGACTGGCAGAAGATTCTGCCGCAAGCGGTGTTTGAAAAGGACGGTGAACTCTCGATGGACTACTCCGTGATCGCTCTGATGTGTGGCATTACCATTGCCCGCAAGGTGGAAGATCACGAGACGCGCCTGCGCCGACTGGAAAAGATGTTTGCACTAAATGAAAATGATATAGAAGATTAGAATATGGCACACTCATCAACCGTTATATCAGCCCCCGTCAACATGCCGACCGACCTTGCGGCGGTGTTAGGCATCTCCGGCACAGACCTTGCCACGGCCTGTCAGTCGTCGGCCATCAATATGTGGGCGAAATATAAGCCTATTGCTTACCCAAAGGTGGGTATTATGACTGACAGCGATTTTGCTGCAGATATGGGTGCAGGCACATCATATCGTATTACATGGGGTATCAAGCGAATTGCTTCTTATAACTATCCCGATTTTGAGGTAAATGGAGTAATTAAGACTCAGGTGTGGACGTGGAACTATCCGACAGGAGGTAGCGGTGCGCCATATCGTCTTGCTGACTTCAATGGCTACTATCATCGTGCCGTTCCACCTATCGAAATACACACAGATCCGTCGAGCCAGATCGCCATACCAAGTGAGCCGACGGCATCGGGATCGATCATGAGTTTTGTGTTCGAATTTGGTAATGCCGTGTCGGGATGGTATTCTGATAAATGTATTTCCATCGGTACGTTCTTCACATCAACGGAGCTTGGCTACTATCCTACGATACAGATGATCTGCAAGATCGGTGGTAGTGTATGGAGATATGCAGTGTCGGCAGAGAATACGGTGCAAGGATTCATCAACAGTGGAAACCCGATGGGCTACGTGCTGGTAGATACGCAGAAGATGAAGAGCGTATTCGGTTCCGACGCCTGTATGAACGCTGGTGCCGTGTGGACTGCCTGCCTGATCCTCACACCATCAAGATATACAGGAGAGTCAGGAAGTTACCTGATCAATAGCGGCTCTATCGGCAGACTGGAATATTCGGCTGGTGTAGATCGCAAATCTTACACCGTGACGAACACTTTGGTAGTCGATAAGATCACAGCACTCCAATTCACCGTCACAATGGCCTACAACAGTAGCACTGGCAGATACTACGTTGCAAGCGTGGTGGCATCTGCATCGAAGAACACCAACGACCCTGTACCTTTGACAATTAGGATCACAATAACGTGTGTTGGTGGTACGATTGTCGGAGGTTCACCGTCAGGCAATCAGATTGTGGTGAGCGATTCTTTCGACCTTCCGCAGGGATCAAGTCCTTACTCTCAGACCTATTCAGGTAGCGCACTGACAACTCCAGAATATTATTGGACTTCAGAACAATCATCTCAGCTTGGCGGTCATAAGCCTGTCAGCATCGGTGTGGAGTTTATTCCTGGCTCTGGCTATGGAACGCTAAACGGAAACGTCTCTATCGACTGCTCTACATCTACATTGTCGGCAACAAAAGTTATCAAATAAAAAAAATAAATGTTTAACAATTAAAATTTCAAGATTATGGCAGAATGTGATTTTTCATGGTTCAAGCTCGCATCATTCTTTGGTGCAGCTATATTAGTAGTATTGGCTTTCATCCTGATTGGAAGCGGTATCTCTCAAGTAGTTGACCACAATACAACTTATGGCGTGGCAAGTATTCTCGGCGGACTGATTAGCGCAGTTGTAGCGTATGCAATTTACCAAAACTATCAGCGTAAGACAAAAAACTAATAAAAAGAAAGGAACTATGAAGAAAGTGAATTTTCGTGAGATCGTCATCGAAGATATTCGAGGCGAGAAGGTGAAGGCAGACTTCCACGAAGTGCTGGGTAACCAGTTGTATATGCAAGGCCGTGACATCCGTGAATGCGAACTTGGTCGCAAGATCTATTTTGCCGAAGGCGAGATCGAACTGACCGACGACGAGGCGAAGATCGTGCGCGAGGCCGTCAAAGGATGGAGTTACGTGGCACGAACCGCCATCGAAAAGATGCTTGACACATAAGTTTCATCATAGTAATATTTACGTTTTAGTTGGATTTTAGGGGCGACGGCGGTCGCCCTTTTTTTTGTTGGTACACCCCGAACGCTTTTTTGTCGGTATGGTAAAGGATAAAAGAAAAGAAATATGAAATGGTTATCGATTGATTACATTAAGCAGCATTCCCGCATCGATTACGACTGCGAAGACGGTCTGCTGGAAATGTATGGCGACTCGGCGGAGGACACGGTGCTGAATATCTGCAACCGAACGTATGACGATTTAGTGGAGGTTTATGGACATATACCAGCACCCCTCTATCATGCGGCACTGATATTGGTTGACACCAGTTACACCAACCGCGAAGCCGTGAGTATGCAGCAACTCTATACCGTGCCTTATGGCTTCGATATGCTGATCAAGCCCTACATGCGATTAACAACAAAAACAGAAGGATAGATATGGCAGAGATTACAATTCTAAGACGTGGCACGGAAGCTAAATGCTACGTTGACATTAAGAACGTAACGATGGAGGACATCGACTTCAAGGTGGAGTTGATCTATGGCTACCGTCGCACGACCATTGAGATAGAGAAGTCAGCGATGTCGCAGGACACGCAGGGCAGGTGGTTCTTTGTGTTTAACACGGATGGAATCATCGGACTGCTAACGGCCCGCTGTACGTGGTATTTGACAGACACCGACTGCCCTGACGGTGAGCGCACGAAGGTTGACGATCAGCCGCTGTGTTTCGTGGCTGATGCTACTTGCACGAAGCTATTCGCATGTCCGTGTGCGAAGAGCGACAGCGTGGTGACATACACCTTCACCGATGATAGCGACATTGCCAGCGAGTTTGTACGCCTTTGCGACTGCGACGGTCATCCGTTGGCTACCAGCGACGACCTCTATCTGTATGCCCGTGCTGACGTGGCCCAGCAGATTCAGGACATCCTCGACGAGAACGACAACAACGATAACGAAAATGAATAAAACGATACAATCATGGCAGATTTCAGATTGACTCAGACCGGCGAGCAGATTCAGGCCATCCTCAATCAGCAGCCACTCGACCATACCGAACTGGATGGTCATGTTACTAATTCAGTGATCCACGTCACCGCTGAGAACAAATCAGCGTGGGACGCAAAGTACAACAAACCATCTGGCGGTATTCCTTCGAGCGACTTCACGCAGGCTGTGCAGGAGGCTTTGGTGGCTGCTTTGTCGGCTTATCAGAAGCCGAACGACGGCATCCCTGCCAGCGACCTTGCCGCAGCCGTGCAGTCGGCTATCGCCAAGGCGAACAGTGCGTATCAGAAGCCGGGTAGTGGTATTCCATCCACGGACTTCACCACAGCCGTACAGAATGCTTTGACGCTTGCTTTGTCGGCATATCAGAAACCGAACACAGGCATTCCGCAGAGTGACCTCGCCGCTACGGTACAATCCGTACTGATGAGTGCATCGAACGAACCGACAGAACGCCAGCAGGCTGATGCAGCCCTCCAGTTGCTTATCCAACAGGTAGCCAACTCACTGGTGAATTATTACCTGAAGAGTGAGACCTACAGCCGTGCCGAGGTGAACGACCTCGTGGCTGCTGTGGGTAAGTTCCAGTCGAAGATTGTGAGCACCCTGCCCACACCGTCTATTGATACGACGGGATGGATTTACTTGGTGCCATCCACGAACCCCAAGACGCAGAACGTCAAAGAGGAGTATATCACCGTGCTCGACGGATCGACTTATAAGTGGGAGCATATCGGAAGCACGAACATCGACTTGAGTCCGTACAGCACCACCGAGCAGATGAATGCGGCCATCAATACCGCACTCCAGGCTTACACCACCACCGAGAACCTAACCGCGCTGTTGGCACAGAAGCAGGATGTCATCAACGACCTGAGCACCATCCGCAGCGGTGCTCAGGCTGGTGCATCTGCCGTGCAACCTGCGGCACTTGATTCTTACTATACCAAGCAGCAGACTAACACGCTGCTGGGTGGTAAGCAGAACACGCTGACGTTCGATAATGCACCGACGGAGAACAGCGACAATCCCGTAAAGAGTAGTGGTGTGAAAGCCGCTGATGATCATCTTCAGAGCCAAATCACAACCTTGCAGAACATCGTAGCCGACATCGAGACGATTGCAGAAGGTTATGTCCGCGTGGCTGGCTCGTCAAGCCCGGCACTCTCTTACAAGTCGTACAAGTACCACGAGCAGGGCGGCTTCGGACGTGAATCTGTCTTCTCGCTGTTCTATCCTTGCTTGGTGGGCACACCGCTGACAGGCAGTGGTACGGAGGGCAAGGTGCTGCATGTGCTTCAGAAGTTCGGTGCTCGTACTATCGACGGCAGTCCGAAGTGGCTTGACATCTACGGCACGCCTCACGCCATTGACGGCTCAGAGGGTGACGTGCTGATAGTAAACATCGAGGACTTCTACAGCATCAACGGCAAGCACACCATCGACGGTACGGAGTACGATGTATTCCT